AGCGTCTTGGTGCTTTGAGCCAGTTCGTCCTGCTTCTTGGTCAGGCGTGAGAACTGGCTGAACAGCATACCAGCCTCGCGTGTGGTGGTGGCAAGGTTGGCTTCTGCTTCTGCCAAGACATGAGCGGCTTGGTTCAGCCGTTGATACCAGTCGTATAGTGCTTTCAAAGCATAGATTGCCGCTGCTATGGCAGCCATCACGATATTCGCTTTGTTGGCGGCATAGAATGCTTTCAGCGATGCCGTTAGCTTCGTGATGTTGGTACGCAGGTTTAGCACCCAGTCGAGCATGGCACTGAACGCACTGCCAAACCCAGTCTTCGCAACGGCTATGGTGATAATGAGTGATTTGATGCCTATACCTATAAGGTTCAGCGCAGGATGGAGTTTGCCCGCCAGCAAATCCACTATCCAACGCAATCCGTCTATGATTCCCCCTAAGAACCTTTGCGGACCATCTCCAACAAACATCTCCTCCACCTGATTCTTCAATCGCTCCCACTTCGCAGCCGTCGTTTCGTTCATATTGTTGAACTCATTGGCCAGTGCTGTGTTCTCGCGGTAGGCTTCGCTGGCGATGCCGAGCTGCTTTTGCAGTTCGTCCACGTTCTGCGAGAGCAGACCGAACACGATACCGGCTCGGGCACCTTGCTGTTCGAGGTCCTTCATCACCTCGCGCATGGTGGCGTTTCGTCCCAACATTCCCTCGATGGTCTGTGCCATCTGTTCCTGACCCTGCTCAGTGGAGGTGTCGATGTGCTGAATGTTGTCGCGCATCTTCTGGAAGATGAGTACCATCTGCTCCATCGGTGCCAGGCTCTTCAGATACTTCTCCGTCACGCCGATACTGTTGGCGATGGCAAAGGAGTTGTTCTTGATGGCGGGAATCATACGCGAGAGAGCTGTTGCCGACATCTCCACGCGACCGCCCAGCGCATCAATCGTAGAGCCGAGTGCGGCAATCTGGTCAATCGAGATACCAGCCTGAGCACCCACGGCACCCACACGGCTCACGAAGTCGGTAATCGGACCGGCAGCAGAAGCCGAGTTGGCACGCAGAGCGATGATGGTAGAGCCCACCTTCTCCAGCGTCTCACGCACGTTGTTATTGTTCTTCTCCAAGTCACCCGTGGCATTGGCTATCTTGATGATGGTGCGGGCACTTTCGTTACCCAATTCGGGCAAAGCAACTATCAGTTGGTCGGCAGCCTCGGTGAAGCCCTGCACCTGCTCCTGCGTCTTCAAACCGACAGAACCGGCCAACGACGACAACTCCATGAGTTGTGTGAGTGGAGTTCTGGTGTCCAACTTCGCAAGGTTATTGCTCAATCGTCCCACCTCGTCGGCAGTGAAGCCCGTGGTCTTCCTGACTTCACCCATCTTGTCGCTGAGCGTCATCAGGTCGCCCATCGCCTGAGAATGCATCGCAACGGCAGCACCGACATACAGACCGACGTAAGTCTTCAGTCGCGACCACGCCTTGTCAAAGGCAGAGGCAGTGCCTTTGCTGGAGTTGCCGAGTTGCTTCATCTCGAAGTCGGCAGCCTTTATCTTCGCCGCCAGTTCCTCGAAGCGTTTCTGCCCCTCCTCGGTGCTGCGGTCCATCGCGTTCAGTGCCAACCGTCCCTGCTCCACCGCCTGTTTCAGCGCATTGAACGACTTACCCTTGGGTTGGTCGAGCACAGCCTGAACTTCTGCGGAGAGTTGCCCGACATTCTTCAGTTCCAGTTCGATGCGTTGTAAGGCTTCTTGCATACGCCGCCATGCCAGTCCGCCCTTCACGGCTTTGGCCGACATGTCCTCCAAGGTTTTCTTGGCTTGGTTCAGTTGTTCCGTCGTTCCCTTGAAGCTACCCGTGCCGGCCTGTGCGCTCACCTGCATGGCCTGCTTCCACGTCATCGTCTGCTCAGTGGCTTTCTGCGTGGTGGCTGCTACCTGTTGCAGGTAACCGTCAATCTCGGCAATCACGGCGGCATTGTCCTTCTGCGGCAGTGAGTCGCGGTATTTCTTCATCGCGTCGGCCTGCTGCTTAATCTGGTCGGCGCTGGCATTGCGGGTGTCGCCACGGAAGAAGTTGAGAGCATCTTGTCCGCGTTGCTGCATCATCTGCTGCTGTGTGGCGCGGACTCTATCGAGGTTGGCCTGATATTGTGCGAGACTTCCCGATGCCGTCTTGGGGTCGTTGATGAGTCGCTGCCAGTATTGCTCTTGTGCCTTGAGTGCTTCCTGCGTGAGCGAGGTTCCATTTGACAGTTGCGCCTCCATCAGCGCATCGTTTTTCCTGCGCTCGTCGGCAGCTTTCCTGATGGCTTCGGTCTCCTTGACTGCTGTCCGTTCCGCTTCCACGCCATATTGCTTCAAGTGTTCTTCGGCGGACACGATGTTCTTTGCCAGTTGCTGTGCAGCGGGGTCGGCGGTCTTGTAGGTCTGAATGAGTTCCTTGCCCGCTTCGATGGCTTGTCGGATTTCTGCCTCGCTATAACTGCCAAGGTTGCCGCCAAGGATGCCCACGCGCTGCTGTGCCTGTGCCACAGAACGTGCTTTCTCCTCGGCCATCACCTGCTCCAGTTTCGCACGGTACTGGTCGAGTTCGGTGCTGCCGTGTGCGGCTCCTGCCGCCATCGTTTCCCAATAGCGTTTCACCTCCTGCAAGCCTGTGGCAGAGAGGGTAGAGAGTCCCTGCATCTGCTGATTGATGCGCTCGGCGGCTTCGCTCTTAGCGAGGTTGTCGAGGTAGGCTTTGCCCTGCTCCACCATCTTGTTGTAGTGCTGCCAGGCGGGTATGCCCTGCTGAACGCTGTCGCGCAGTTTCTCCATTTCCTGTACGGCATTGCGCACTTCGGCGATGCCGTGCTTGGACGGGTCGCCCAGGATGTTGTCGAGTTCCGCGACGCGGCGCTTTTTCTGTAAGTTGTCGATACGCATCAGTGCATCTTCTGCTTTCTTATAAGCGGTGGTTCCCTGCTCTGCTCCGTTGCGCTGTGCCTCCCAATACTTGCGTGTCTCGGCGAGGGCGTCGGCAGAGAGCGTTTTCAGCGACTGAAGACGTTTGTTCATCGTAGTCTGCAACTGCTTCTCGGCTTCCTCCTGCGTCTTGATGGCAGCGGCTTCGCGCTGTGCGACTCGTGCGGCCTCGATACCGTGCGTCCGCAGATGTTCTTCGGCGTTGACGATTTGCGCCGAGAGGGTCTGTGCCTCCTTGCTGTTCGACTTGTAGGTGACGAGGAGTTCCTTGGCATTGGCGATGGCTACGCGGATGCTCTGTTCGCTCTGCTGTCCAAGGTTGCCGCCCAGCACGTTTTCCACACGGCGGGCTTGCTCGGTGCGGATTTCCTTCATGGCGGCTGCGTTATCGCGCATGATGTCCTTCGTTACCTTTCCCTCCTGATTGGTCTTCTGGAGTTCGGCGTACATGTTGCGCAGCATGTCGTCGCTCACCTTCTTGGTGTCACTGATGTTCTGACGCACAAACTCATAGTCGCCACCCATAGCACGAAGATACTGCTGCATGACGGCCAACCGCTTCTCGGTCTGCTGATAGCCCTTGTCGGTCTGAGCCAATACAGAAAGCAATTCCTGCTGTGCCTTGATTTCCTCTTGCAGCGCAGCCACCGACACCTTGCCGCCGCTCTTCAGCGTCTCCACCATCTGCTGTGCGTCGCCCTGCATCCGTGCGAAGTTCTGCTGCGTGGCATCCATGAGGGCTGTGAGTTGACGATAGTCATCCTTGTAGGTGTCCGACAGTGGGTCGAGTTTCGTGCGCGTCAGCCGGGCGGCGTTGTTGGCAGCCTTCTGGAAGGCTTGGTTCATCTGTGCCAGCGACCCGTCGTTGAACGCCTTGATAGCCGTGTCGAGGGTGCGCATACCCTTTGCCAGTTCGTCGTAGCCCTTCTGGAACGAGCGAGCCTCCTTCTGAGCGGCGGCGATGGACTTGCGGATGTTCTCGATTTCTTGTGTCGATTTACCCGTCTTGATGCCGTCGGTCAAGTCCTTCTTGAGTTGTTTCACGCGATCGTTGCAATCCTCGGCGGCCTTGCGCAACGACTCGATGGCGGCGTTTGCGCCACGGGCGTTGGCTTGGAAATCAATCTTAACGATGTCGTATCTTTGTGCCATGATATATTATATGTGTCTGTGTGTGTTACTTGCGTGTAATCTTGCCCTGCTTCAACGCCCACTTCAGAGCACGGTTGTAGGCAGCGGCGGTCGATTGGTTGCCGCCCATAGCGTAGAGCATATAGACGGTGCCGGCAAACGAGAACTGTGCACGGGCGAAGGCGGTGAACTTCGATGCCTGAGTGCGCATTTCGGTCACGACGTGCGGCTTACCCTTGCGTGAGCGTGTCGGCACCTTGATGGGGTTCCACTTGGGATGCGGAATGTTCGGCACGGGGCTGTCGTAGGGTTCGCCCTTGCCCACGGCCAGTTCCACAAACTTGGCGTAGTAGATGTATCGTGCCTCGAACACCTGCGAGTCACCTCCGCTGGCAGCCCACGTCTTCCATGCGAGTGAGCGGCGCAGACGGCCAGCGTCCTTGCGCTTGCTCTTTATCTTCTGGCGGTCAACATTGGCGTATGTATTCTCGCCCGTGATTCGGACGAAGTTACTTATCCATTCCATGATGCGCGAGTCGCGCCAGTCCCACCGCCACGACACAACCTTGTCGCCGTAGCGGTCGGTAGCCCACGATCGTTCCTGTACTTCGGAGAGTAGTGCCATGCTAATTCGTGTCAATTCGTGTTCGTTTTGTATCTCACGCAGACTTCGCAGAAATACGCAGACTTTTAATCTGTGCTTTCTGTGCTATCTGTGTGAGGCTTCTCCTCCTGCGGCTGCGCGTTCATCAGCCTGATTGTCACCTCGGCCAGACAGTGCTGCCAGCGCGTCTTGAGTTCGCCGCCTTCGCGGTCCACCACGTCGATGCGCTTGTAGAGTTCGGTTTCGAGGAGTTGCACCGAGCCAGGACCGTAGAGCGGCAGACGTGGCTTTCGGAGTTCCAGTTCGCAGTTGTAGATGAAGCGTGTGGCCTGCCGCGCCGCCTTGGCGTGTGCCTCGCGGATGCGGGAGGCGAGTTGGCGATAGTAATCGGCGGTCTGATTGCTCTGATTACTCGGATTACTCGGAGTACTCGGAGTATTCCGATTACTCTGATTGCCCCGGGCCATCAGCTCGAGCACGGCCTCGGCTGCCAGTTCGGCATCGTCAGGCTCGGGTGTGAACGGC